CTCCCATCTGGGTTGCCAATGCATACGGCTTAATCGCGGGGGCAGCAACAGCTAACTCACCGGCAGCAGCTGCAATCACACTAGCGGGCTTCGAGATAGGCCCTTCACCAAACTCATCAACGACTCCAGCTTGTGGCACCAAACCACCAACATTCGTCTGAGTAGGGCTTGCTAACTCAATATTGTCACACCATGCAAATATCTGGATATTTAAACCTTGGGTTGAAGAACCTGTATGATACAAATAATTCACCTGCTTTAACCACAAATTTGCTATTACAGCGGGCAATGACGTGAGATCCATATAGTCTGCAATCCAAAGGAAAGGCAATGTCATACTCCCGCCACTGCTAGTGGTCGGGTCAATCCACAAGTGGGGTCTCGATGAGGCGCGATACATATCACACACTGCTGTCGCGTTAGTGGTAAACCCCGTAATAGTTAAAGAGGGCACGGGTGCATATGAAACTAACATCCCCCCATGGTAAAAACCATTGCCATTAATCAAAATTTTTATGGTCAAATTACCTCGAAAATTCTTAAAATTAGACAACCTATTGGATATCCTCTTATGCTGGATCCACAGAAGCCATGGGTCAATAATCACATCAAAACCTGCTCCAACGCCCCAAATGCCGCTGTAGATTCGCACTGGTCTCTTGAAAAACTCGCGAAAATCTTGCGACTCATCCATCGCCGATACACGCGTCGGGTCAACAGTTGTGTTCACATTACAAGCCATGGCAGGTGTTTCGTCTTGGAAACCCATTACTGCATGTCGTCCAGTTTCACCTGTTTGATCTGTGCAGAATCCTGCTTGTGGTTTCAGGACATCCGTCCTTACTGGTTTTAGACTGTCCAGCACAGTACAAAGGTCGGGTTTTGACTTCGTGTCCCGACTTGAACACCCATTATTAACATTAGAAGCTAAAATATAACATGAAAGAAAGCTACTCTATACATGAGATGTGTTTTAATTACAAGGCAACTACACAAAAGTTGCACACCGATCCATTATATACAAGAGTGCGAACGAATCATTCTCGCACCACTAGGCGGCCCCCGCATTAGTAGGGGCCAGTGCGTACACCGAATCATAGACCCGTGCACCTAGCACATAGGTAACCAAAGTTACCATAACCTCGATGTGGTCCAGCCTTTGTCCTATTTCATACAACAGGCAGTGCCACCAAAGCAAATCTGACAAAACAGCTTGCAAATCATCGAACATTTCATCATAGGCAAGGTTCACTGTATCGATTACGCGTTGCGCAACCGCCAAGGGATACCGGTTATCCACCGGGCCCACAAGAACTTCCCGCACAATATTGAAATACTCATCAATTTGCTCGGCTAAATATTCAGTTTGCTCTTCCAACTCCAACTCATAGAGCTCGATATCATCCGGCACTACGCCGGACTGCTGCTCCAACTTCTCTTGGGCCTTGGAATATGGGTCAGTTGTAGCCTCAAAGCGTGCCACAATTTCCTCCTCGGTGATAGGTTTAAAATAATTGCTCACCTTATCACCAGAGGCATCCACAGTTGCAGCCGCTACCTCACAAAAGGGTGCGATATGCTTTGAATACTCCTCTGGCGAATGATAAAACAACTCGCACAGTGCGCCATTCAGATTATTAGCACAGATTTCAGCAAGTGATTCTCGCTGCCCCTTCCGAGGCTTGTGTGCCATCATCAAAGACTTGAAAATCGAGGCTTTCTCCAAAGCTCCAACACGCCGACCCAAAACGGGATGCACATGGAAAGTGCGCTTTAGGAAAGAAATTTCTTCAAGACTTTTAAATGGGACAGTTGGTGCATTCTTTGACGCATCTGTGTAAACAACTCCAATGCGACTCAATTGTTCAGCGAAGGACATCATGTTAAAACACTCTTCTGTCTCGCTTACACTGAAGCTATTATCATCACCATACGTCATGAATGATACCACCTCGTGAAACAGGGGCACAATGCCTAACTCACTCACTTGATGCATGGCGTAATACGAGTATCTGGCATACAAGCTATTGACCAATCCATTAATGATCACAGTCAAACTGTGGCCAGAAGGACCAGTCCCAAAGACCTTAGCGACCAAACCGTCTATCTCGTAGAATGGATACACACACTCCGTGGCCAACCCGTCAAAAACGGTAAGCAGATCATCCTCGAAACCACACTCATCAAGAATATAGCGGATGATTCCAAACGCAGAAACAGTCAACCAAGGCTCCAAGCCTGTATCAAACTTCGCGTAATCACCATCACCACATCGATCAGAACCAAATTTCGAGATCACGTTAGCTATGAATTCCCACCCCTTACCTGTGGCATCCACGCCCACTGCACTTTCAAATTCAGCAGGAAAATAGGACATCAAGTTGATTAAGGGTAGGGTAAGCATACGTGCAATGATGACAAGCGTCACAGGGGCTCCAGCAAAAATCCTAATTTTACCTTCTTCGATTTTCTTGAAGGTTAACGGTTCGTCTTTCAGATTTGCGCGAAAAATGGCATTGACCCTCATAGCGTTAGCCATCTTCTCCAACATGGCTTCGATTTCAGCTTCCACGTCGGCTTTTTCAGGGTCAAATCTTAAATCGTACTGGTATTGAAACACACCATCTTCGACCTCAACGCGCTCAACAAAACGAGTGGTTTCAATACCCAACTCGTCTCGAAGCGCGCAGTCTTGGAAAAATTTAGTGGAAAACCCATTGAGGTTTTGGGTTTCACGGGTTCAAACCCACGGACCCCAGGTACCCCATTCAGTGCGTCATGATAAGACAAAGGTTTCACTAGGTCACGGAATGCGGCACTCTTAAGCACCGTATTCCGCAATTTCATCTTGAAGTCTTCAACCGCGACTTGCATGTACTTCGGCTCTATTGGTGGTTTCATCTCTGTAGCTTTGTCCAAATGGCGGTATCGTGAAGGTTTTACTCCATTACGCTTTGGCGCTCCGTGCATCGCTACCACACCCAATTTCTCCTCGAGATGTGGTGCCATCGGCGACACAATCACATCTGAGCGAAACTTAGACCTGGGTAGCGAATGTTCACCGAAGACCTCAATGTTCCGTTCCCCATCCAGAAAATGAATGGGGTTGAACTGATGCACTTCAGTCTTCATTGCAAAATCCACACCTAAGATACTAGTTTCCAACTCTTGTTGTTCTGCTACATACACACCGCCAAAATCCACTTGAATCTTAGACCTGTTCAGAGGTATGCAGCACCCTCTTCCGGGCTCACCAGCGACATGAATTCCTACAATTGTG